GATGAAAAGTTAGGTCTGTGTTTTTAGATTGCCTGTCGTTCATAGCTCCGAACAATTCAGTCAAATCTTTTATTGTTTCCATTGTTGATGGTGATTTATTGAACATCTTGTCCCTCGCAATCTCCATCTTGGATCATCATATCTGCGTCCCTGAATAAGTCTAAACTTTCTTCATCAACACAGTCTAAGCAAACACTATCATTGAACATATAGTCAAATGGTGTATCTTGTTTGCAGTCCTTACATTTAATCATATAACATTTTCCTTTCTATTTGTTATGTCTCTTTTGTATCATACTGTATGGGATAATCAATAATTATTTTTATTTTTTTTTAAATTTTTTTCTTGACACAACATCTTGTGTCCTGTCGGGCCCACCCACCCATATGTAGCGTGTTGCTTTTTTGCAACTGTGGATAAGTTTTTTTATTTTTTACTTGACCTATATATAGTATGCCTGCGAGGGGTCCCATACCATATCTTGTGGCCCTGCGGGCCCACCCACCCCCACCCCCGCGAACACAGATAGGGATCCTAGCATGTCATGTATATGTTTGATCTGAACTTAAATACGTGCTAAAAACGTTTTGATGTTTCAAAACAAAATCGCAAAAATTTTGCGCAAAATTTTTTCAAATGCTAACTCCAGAACAAATATCTAATCTACCTACCGACGCTAAAAAAGAATATCTACGCACAATGTTGCTTCTTGACGAAAAGAAAAAGGACGAGGCGATCCGTGATGACTTTTTAACTTTTGTAAAATACATGTGGCCTGAATTTATTGAAGGTGAACACCACAAGATTATGGCAGAAAAATTTAATAAAGTAGCAAACGGTGATATCAAAAGATTAATTATCAACATGGCACCAAGACACACCAAGTCAGAATTTGCATCTAACTTTCTACCTGCATGGATGATTGGTAAACAACCCAACTTAAAAATTATCCAGGCAACAAATAATGCAGAGCTTGCAGTCAGGTTTGGTCGTAAAGCAAAATCATTGATGGACATGGATGATTACAAAAAAATATTTAACACAAGACTCAGAGAGGATTCTAAAGCTGCAGGTAAATGGGAGACAGACCAGGGTGGTGAATATTATGCGGCTGGTGTAGGTGGATCAATCACGGGCCGTGGTGCGGACTTACTGATTATTGATGATCCGCACTCGGAACAAGACGCGCTGAACATGGCTTCATACGATAGAGTGTATGAGTGGTATACATCAGGACCTAGGCAACGTTTGCAACCAGGAGGTAGGATAATTGTTGTGATGACTCGATGGTCAGTTGCTGACCTGACAGGTAAGCTAATGAAAGCACAAAAAGAACCAAAAGCAGACCAGTGGGAAGTGATCGAATTCCCCGCAATATTACCGTCAGGCAAACCAGTATGGCCAGGATACTGGAAACTAGAAGAATTAGAAGCGGTGAAAGCATCTGTAGCTATTACCAAATGGAACGCACAGTATCAACAAAATCCGACAGCAGAGGAGGGCAGCATCATCAAAAGAGAATGGTGGAACGTGTGGGAGAAGGACGACCTACCACCATTGCATCATGTCATACAATCCTACGATACAGCGTTCATGAAAAAAGAAACGTCGGACTACAGCGCCATTACAACCTGGGGCGTGTTTTATCCAAGCGAGGACAGCGGACCGGCGCTTATTCTAGTCGATGCCGTCAAAGAACGGTACGAGTTCCCAGAACTACGGCGCGTTGCAAAAGAACAATACGACTACTGGAAACCGGAGTCTGTAATAATAGAGGGCAAAGCATCAGGACTACCATTGACTTATGAAATGCGTAAATTAGGGATACCAGTTATTAACTTTACACCCAGCCGTGGAAATGATAAACATACTAGAGTGAACGCTGTAGCCCCACTTTTCGAAGCAGGGCAAATCTGGGCACCAGATGCAAAGTTTGCTGAAGAGGTTATAGAGGAGTGCGCTGCATTTCCACTAGGTGAACACGATGACTTAGTAGATAGCATGACTCAAGCCGTAATGAGATTTAGACAAGGTGGCTTCGTTGAACACCCTGAAGACTACGAGGATGAGCCCGTGTCACTAGAACAGAGGACGTACTATTAATGGCAATAGACAAAAGTATCGATACTAAAAAAATGCCACAAGTTGAAATCGACGAAGATGTCGAAGTGGCAATGCCACAAGAGTTTCAAGAAGGTGGCGAGGTAGACATTCAAATAACAGATGATGGCGGAGCGGAGATTGATTTTGATCCACAAGCTGCTGCACTAGAGGGAGGTCAACTTCATGACGCTAACCTGGCGGAGTTTATGGAAGAAGATGATCTAATAAACGTCGCATCAGAATTACAAGAAAGTTATAACGAATATAAAAGTTCAAGATCAGATTGGGAAGATGGTTACATCAAAGGACTAGACCTACTAGGTTTTAAATACGAAAATAGATCAGAACCATTCCAAGGTGCATCAGGTGCAACACACCCAGTTTTAGCTGAAGCAGTTACACAGTTTCAAGCACTCGCATACAAAGAATTGTTACCAGCATCAGGACCGGTTAGAACACAAATAGTTGGTAAGGTAGACGCTGCACGTGAACAACAATCACAACGTGTAAAAGATTTCATGAACTACCAACTTATGATTAACATGAAAGAGTACGAGCCAGAGTTTGACCAGATGTTATTTAATTTACCACTTGCTGGCTCTACATTTAAGAAAGTTTATTTTGATGCTGTTCTTGGTAGAACAGTTTCTAAGTTTGTACCTGCAGAAGATTTGGTTGTGCCATACAGTGCAACGTCACTAGAAGATGCAGAAGCAATTATTCATGTCGTAAAAATGTCAGGCAACGATTTACGTAAACAACAAATTTCTGGTTTTTACAAAGATGTAGATATTGGCGAGCCAACCTATGACACGAGCGATGTCAAAGAGAAAAAAGATAGAATAGAAGGTGTCAGTCGTGGTTCATCTGCAGAAATGCACACACTGCTCGAGTGCCATGTTGAATTAGACCTAGAAGGCTATGAAGATAAAAACATGGAAACAGGTGAAGAGACAGGAATAAAATTACCATATGTTGTAACCGTGCACGACGAAACGGGGAACGTGCTTTCTATTCGTAGAAACTATGGTGCACAAGATCCACTAAAAAAGAAAAAAGAATATTTCGTACACTTTAAGTTCCTACCAGGACTTGGCTTCTATGGGTTCGGCCTAATCCACATGATCGGCGGATTGTCTAGAACTGCAACTGCAGCACTTAGACAATTATTAGACGCCGGCACCTTGTCAAACTTACCAGCCGGATTTAAACAAAGAGGCATCAGAGTTAGAGACGAAGCTCAACCGTTGCAGCCGGGAGAGTTCCGTGATGTTGATGCTCCTGGTGGAAACTTGCGTGATGCATTTATGCCGTTGCCATTCAAAGAGCCAAGCGGCACGCTCCTTCAACTGATGGGCGTGGTTGTACAAGCAGGGCAACGTTTTGCCAGCATAGCTGACATGCAGGTCGGTGATGGCAATCAAGGCGCAGCGGTAGGCACGACAGTAGCGCTCTTGGAGCGTGGATCGCGGGTTATGTCTGCCATTCACAAGAGATTATATCAATCGATGAAGTGTGAGTTTATGTTACTTGCTCAAAACTTTGCAACGTTCTTACCAAAAGCATATCCATACGACATTGTCGGTGGACAAAGACAAATTTTTGCAGCTGACTTTGACAACAGAGTAGACATCATACCTGTTGCAGATCCAAATATATTTTCACAAACACAAAGAATTACAGTTGCACAAACAGAATTACAAATGGCGATGTCAAATCCACAGATGCACAATATTTATCAAGCATACAGACACATGTATGAAGCACTTGGTGTAAAAGATATTGATCTTTTACTACCACCACCGCCACAACCAGCGCCAATGGACCCTGCGAGTGAAAATATTTTAGCGTTGAACGGTAAAAAGATACAAGCTTTCCCAAAACAAGACCATCAGGCACACATGAGAGCGCATTTACAGTTCATGGGGACCATGATGGCACGAAATAACCCAAAATGTTTATCAATTCTGCAACAAAATTGCATGGAACATATAAATTTGATGGCTACAGAGCAAATTGAGATAGAATTTGCAGAGGAATTACAAGAATTAGTGGCTGTACAGCAAGAAATGCAACTTTTAGTGCAACAATTAGGCCCGCAGGTGCAACAAAATCCTGATTTTGTGCAATTTCAACAAAAAATACAGACCATACAGATTGCAATAGAGGCTAGGAAGTCACAATTGATTGCAGAATTCACATCAGACTACGCAAAAGCAGAAAAAGAAGTTCTAAACCAAGTAGAAAACGACCCAGTTCTTAAATTAAAAGACAGAGACCTAGATCTAAAAGCTCGTGAAGAGCAAAGAAAAGAAGAAGAGGGACAACAAAAAGCAAATCTTGACATGATGAAACTTATGCAAAACAGGGATATTGCAGACGAAAAACTGGAACAAGATGACAACCATGCTAAACTTCGTGCTAGTGTCTCACTTGCAAAACAAGGTATAAATCAAATGCAAGCTGTAGTTAAGGAGACAAATTAATGGCAAATCATTTAGGGGGAGCAAAACCAGGAAGAGGCACAACTGTTGGTAAGGGTTCAATGGGCGCATTAGGTGGGAACACAGATAAAAAAGGTCCACCAGAAGGCGGACCTAGAGCTAGAAACTTAAAGAAAACTCAAGACTTTAAAAAAACAGAAGAAGGTAAAGCAGCCATTGAAAAAGGTCTTAGAAGAGCTCTTGCCGGTGAGGGTTTATCAGACGTATCAAAGTATGATGCTAAAACAGCAAAGGCAATACAGGATGTTGATTTTAGAAACTCTGTTATTGGTAGAAGTTTACTAGCTGACCAATTTAAACAGGGACTTATAAGCGCAACTGATTTTGCTAGATTACAGGACATACAACAGAATCCAGTCGATAGATCTTTAGCAGAGCGGAGACAAATAAATCAACTTTTAGGATTGAACCCAACGTCGGGCATGGGTATTTTGGATAGTTTAAGATCAGGTTTTCAAGGTGAACAGTTTCAACAAGATAAAAAAAGGTTAGGACAACTAGCAAGGTTGTCTCCTGTTAGACAGGCTATATCATCTTTGTTTGGTTTAAAACCAGACGCAGATCCAACCACAGCTCAGATGTTAGGTATATCTCCTGCGGAGGATGCAAGACTAAGACTATTCT